CGAGTTCCTGGATCTCAATTTTTCCGAAAATAATAAAGACGAGGGACTGGATTATAAATAAAGTACCGATAACGATCGCGGCTCCGAGTACCTTATGATGAGACATAAAGTTTAAATATTTTACGGTTTTCCCGAGGGGTTTTAACTCCTCCAGTTGCGGGAAACAAGTCAGTCCGCGCGTTATCGCGATATCGTCCAGGACTCCGACCTTTTTTTCCAGATCTCCGATTGTTATATTTTGATTTTTGACGGTTTCCTCGACCGAGGATATTTGAAACTCCAGGGCGGACGTCCTGGCGTTAACGACGGTTATAATATCCTTTTTTGAGGACTCCATTATTTCGATAAAGATCTCGTCTCTCATAATTTAATATTTAACACTCTCCAGGACTCTGTAAATATCCTGGACGACTGTAAAAACATTCGTTCCGTTTGTGATATAAACCTCATAATAATAATCCCCCGCGTCGAGTGTATTATTTGCGGCGGAGGTCGCAAAGGTCGCGACGAGTGCGACGTTTGTCCCCGTCGCCTCGAATTTTTTCAATCCGTCGTCGTCCTCTTTATTCTTTTTAACGATTAATTTCGAGGTATAACCGACGAGATCCGACATTCCCGAAATTGTAACGTCGATCGAAATAGAGTTCCCCTGGTAAACTTCAATAATTTGCGATAGTGCCATATCTCAAATATTTAATATAAAGACGTATGATTTTTATTTTAATGAGATCAAAGGATTATTTAAAATTTTCCATTCTCGGGGAGCCGCCTCCGAAATAGTTTCTTTACTAATGGTTTTAATGGATAATATTTGCTCGACCTCGTCGTTTTTTCCGGTAATTTGTTTAATATCAATCTCTCCGATTTTACATTTGAATAATTCCGAAAATATCTCAAAATGTTCCTTATCGTTGAGTACCTCTTTCGGTAAAATATAATTTCCATCGGTCGTAATTAGCGGCTCTAATATAGAAAACAAACCGTGTTTCCCCCGAACCTTATCCGCTTGTTCTTTCGTTAAATAAATTACTTGCATTATTCTATAACCCCCTTTCCGTGTGCGTCCATATAGGCTTCAATTCTGTTAATTAAATATCCGAGTTGTGTTAATGTTAGCGATTTACTTATATAAGCAAATGATTGCTGACCTATATACGGAGAACTCGTCGCGCATCCTAAAAGCCTCAAACCGATCGCGGAAACTCCCGTCGTTACATAAGGAGAATTATACGCTATCGCGTTTTTGCAAACAATCTGATCTCCGTCCGCATACCTTATGGCGGAATATATCCCCTCGGGATTTCCTGTAAATGTTTTTGTCGCCATAGATCCGGTATTAACCGCTCCTCGAAATGAGGTGTATCCGTTCATCCTTATTAAACTATAAGGGAGGACGACCGAACCCATTGAATACCGGATCTCGTTTAATGGGACGGATCTATTATAAACCCCGATCGCGCCATTATATCGGGTATAATTCACTCCGTGGACGCTCGGTATATAGTTAGTTAATAAATACTGAGTTCCATTCGCATAATAACCCTCAAATTGAGTAAACGTCGGGGAGTTACTTAGCGTTAAATCATAGTTTCGACTTACTAAATTTCTCCGGCTTGTCTCCTCGGTCTCTCCCGCTAAAATATATATAAAATCAAAAAAATCAGACAGGTTTTCAATTCCTAAATCTAATTTAATTCCGACGATAAAATTATTTAAGAGGGTTAACTGGTTATCCGATAACGGGGTCACAATTCCATTAATATAAGTTAATAAATCAGAATCATAACCAGGGAGAACGTTAGGAATTGATATAATACCAGTAACCGGACTCGTCGAAATTATCCCCGTTACGTTTTGTTTTACCGCGGCTCCGGTAATTTTAAGAGTTGAAACCGTCCCGATAACTGAATTTTTCATATTCTTATTTTAAAGGATCCGAAACCGCGGTAAATGTAATCTCCAGGGATTTCGCGACCAGGGATTTAATAACTTTTTTAAAACCCAGGACGTCCGCGGCGGTAAGGCTCCCCGCGGAGACCTCCGCCTGGATTGTCTCATTAACGAGGATCGTTTTCGGGACGATAATAAAATTATTCGTCGATCCGACCTCTCTCCTCCCGACGTGCGCTCTCGCTTTTCGTCTTAAAACGTATTCGTATCCCTCGCCGGGATCGAGTAAAATTACACTCATATTATTTTTATTTTAAAATTATTTTTATACTGTTTTTAATTTTATTGTAAATCGACGATTGTCATTATCCGCTCGGAGTCGGTCGATCCCCTTTGTAATATTGCCGTCGATCCGCTCCATCTCATTTTGACAGTAATCGAGGAGTTCGGAGTTACCGTCGCAATATGCTGATATGCAATAACCTGACAGTTCGTGTAAATATTACATTTTGATTTCCGAACGTTCGAGCCGCCGATATTCATTTGTAGCGTGAGGGTTTGGGATCCCGAGGTTACGGTAAACGGAGCGGAAAACATAATTAATATTTTCGTCCCTTTTGGGGTGAACGAGGTCGACATCGAAGTCATATCCGCCTCGCTCGATCCACAAGTTATATCTGACGTCCCGGTTACGATTGTATGATTTCCTCCGAAATTTATCGTCGTACTTGAGGATAAATTTACTCCTCCCCCGTCGGTGGTTAAATTTCCACAGTGAACGGAGTCCGCGTCCATATCGTGATCAAAAATACAATTCCCCGTAACTCTTAAATTATATTCCGTCGCATCGCTCGGGTTCCCGACATAAAATGTAAGGGCGGATTGTGATAATCTTAATGAGTCGTTTCCCTTTCCGTCCCCGACGACGAGATCCCGATAATAACTCATTCCTCCCTGGTAACTTAATCGATTTAAATATAAAATCGAATAATTTAATCCTGACGCCTCGAAAATATCCGCGTTTTTTATCCCAATATTCCAGGAATAACTCCCATACGTTCCCGTATTCGTCCCAATTTCAGCGACTCCGAGAGCCTTTAAAGATCCCGCCGGGGAAACACTAAACGGAGCGTCTGCGAACGCGGTCGCACCCGACCAAAATCCCGCGCCTGGTTTCATTTGAACGCGCGTCGCTCCGGTTCCCGCATATAATCCCTCGGTCGCGTCTATTGTAAATCCTCCGATCAGTCCCGAGGACGCCCGGACGGCTCCTTTGAGATATACATTATCCGCATAAACGCCGTAACCCGATAACGCTCCTCCGAAATCCGAGTCCGTTATTCCCGTTAAATTTCCGATCCTGGCTTTTTGTTTTCCGGAGAAATTTCCATCCGTTACTCCCGCGAGGAAATCGATATAAGGGTTATTTGTATCGGAGGCAGTTATATATATTAAATTTTGCCGGGCGGCGGTCGACGAGTGTCCGACCTGGACGAGATCCATAACATTCCAGGGAGAATCAGTTATCGCGGTAACGTCGATATATGCGGATCCCAGGGTTGCGGAATGAACGACCGAGGTAACGGATCCCATAAATTCCGCGGTTCCCCGTCCGGTGTAATTTTGAGCGCGGACGACGTCTCCCGCTAAAAATGGGATTTGATTATTTGTCGAGTCCTCGTCGAAATAAATCCGATAACTGGATCCTCCGAGGTACGCCTGGGAATAACTCCTCGCGTTCGCGACCGAGACGACCAGAGATCCCCCGACCGAGGATATCTTATTAATCGCGAGTTCGTACGCGGTTAACGTATTTCGGACGGAGAGATTATCGATTTCGAGAGTGTATTTCGGGGACGCGTAATCGACTCTCCAACCGCTCCCCGCATATCCCGAGGAGTACGTCGAGGATCCGAGATCCGCGGCGTTATCGAATATCATCGACCCGTCTCCGTATATCTTAACCTTATAATTTGAATATCCGGTCGCGACCCCGAGAATTATATCCGACGCGGCGGCGGCGGCGTCGTTAACCCTCCCGTCGAACGCGACGAGCGCGGTTCCCGAGGGGACTCCATTAACGGCGTTTCCGCAAAAATATAAACCAGGGAGAGAACTCGTAACCTTTCCGGTAAATACAGGAAAAAAATCTCCCGCTCCCGCGCCGTTTGCGATGTTAAAATTTACCGTATTACTTTCATCTTTAAATAAAAGTAAGTTTTGCCAGGCGATTGTTGTGTCGATTTTCCCCTGGATTTGTGCGGTTGCGTGTAAACTCGATAATCCTCCCGCGATTATTCGACCCGCGGATTTAATATATCCCGACGCGTATAAATAACTCGAGTCCCAGGATCCCGAGGCAAAAGTCGCCGTCGCGGAAAACGTTTTCGCGCCCGTTATCGTTTGCGTCCCCGCCAGTTTAACGACGGAATTATCGATCTCGGTCTCGGTATAATAACGGGTGTCGAGTTGTCCTCCGTCGAGTTGTGTTTTTGTGTAAAAATTCGCTCCGATCTCGGTCTCGGTATAATATCGCGCGTCCAGGACGCCAGTCGTTAATAAATCGGTTTTCGTGTAGTAATTAGCGGATACGAACGGATCCCCTCCAGGAGTGCCTCCAGTCATATAAACATAGGTCGGGGCGTTTTTATCCTGGAAATAATCGTCGTTTCGGTATTTTTCGGTTAACGTTACGTCCATATCAAATAAAATTTATCGTTTCGGTATTGTCATACTCCGAGAGTTCCATATCGTAAAGATCCCGACTCGGTCGGTATGTGTACGCCGTCAATAAAAACTTTTTTCCCGATTGTTCGGAGTCGGTAAACATTGCCAGGGGTTTATATTTATTATATGTTTTTGCCTGGGTCGTTAATCTTTGCCTGGATCGGTTGTATAACTGGAATTTATTTCGGAGGATCCTCCGCGCCAGGGACTCCCAAAGAGTCCCGTTTGTCGTCCAGGTTGTTGTCCTGGCGGTATATGCGGATCCGTGGAATATCCCGTTTTTAATATTAACATTCGAGACGTCGTAAACCTCGAGGGTTATCTCTTTTTTATCGAGGAAATTCGTATTAATAACCGCCTGGATATTATTATTATCCTGGATCCCCGACGCCTGGATAACAACGTCCCCGATATATGCGGTATATGCGGGGACGTCCGAGACTCCCGATCGTTTAACGAGTTCCGTCCCGAGACAAAAAACGAGATCTTTATCTCCGTCCGACAATCCGGTCGTATCTCCCAGGGGAATAGTTAACGAGATCTCGACGGCGACGTTTGCGTCGTCGAACTCCGTTCCCTCGATAGTTACTTTTTGAACGTGCGTCGCCTCGGTTCCACTTTCCCGCGCCCATCCCGAGGACGGGTTTTCCCATATATAATAATTACTCGGAACTCCCGTATTATCCCGGAGATACCAGTAAAACTCAAACGTATAATCCGACCAGTCTCCCGTCCAGGATCCAAACGATCCTTTAAAGGTTACAAATTTCCATTTTATCGTTAACGAGGTCGCGGCGTCCTTTGTTAATTTAAACCTGGTATATAAACCTTTATATACCTCCTGGGATCCGACCCGTTTTATCCCGTTTGAAATCGTTTTATAAGGTTGTCCGAGGAGACTCCAGGCGATCGACGTCGACCATTTTAACCAGGTGCGATAACCTGGCGTCGGAGATCCCGTCGAAACGTCCGCCGCGTTTAAAAAATCGTTTACCGTTAAATTAAATAACGTTTGTTGAGTTTTACGAACCTCGATCTCCTTTAATCCCGCGATCATTTGTATCGTTTGCGATTGATCGACCAGGTCGAGAGACTGGATATCGACGGAGGCGTCGGTCGTTTGTGCCGTGGATCCTGGATCCGCGTATTCATACGAGGATCCCGAGGTATAGATAACATAATTTTGAGTCGAGTTCCATATATCCTCATATCGTTCTATATACCAGGAGTTCGCGTACCAGTAAATATAACAGTCGAACGCCTCGAGGATCTTTTTAACAATATCCAGGGCGGTGTCGCGGTCGACGTTGTTTTTCCAAAATATCTCTGTAAACAATCCGCACCGATTAAACAATGTATGACCCGTCGGGAGTGTGTCGTTATACTGGTATAACTTTGAATTGACGCGGATCGGATCCGTCGATCCGGTTAACGCCAGGCACTCGTTTATAAAGTCTATTAATGAACGGTTCTCCAGGGTCTCCAGGAGGGCGGGTTTGACGTACTGGAGTTTTGATAAATAACTGGAGGCGTTTAAACGGATCGGTCGGTTCCTTAAATATGTTACCTCGTTCGTATCGCAATTAAGGAAACCAGTAAAAATATAATGAGTCGACGGGGAGGTTTGCTCGAAACGGATCCGATATTGTCTCTCCTCCGCCGTTAGTAAAGGGAGGAGATCAAAAAATGAGGATCCATTATTAACGATCTCGAACGACGCGGTTAATCCGATAATCGGATCGTTCCAGTCTCCGAAATTATATTTAACCTGGTCGGATCCCGCGACCAGGACGAGATCCGTTACTGATCCGGTATAATCCAGGAGGTCGATATAAATATATCCCTGGACGTTTTTAGACGAGTACCCCGCGCGATATTTAACTCCGTATGCCATAATTAAAACGCTCCGTTAAGTTTCATTTGTTTCTCCAGGATCCCGACAAGTTTATAACCGTCGATTTCAAAACGGACATTCCCTCCCCTGGATCCCTGGTTCCCTCCCTGGATCAAACCTTTGAGTTTATCCAGGGGCGCGATAACCTCGGGGTTCCTGGCGGCTCCGGGATATTCTCCGACCAGGGCGTTAACTGGCGAATATGCGATCCCTCCTTTCGCCAGGGGTTGCGACGCGATAACCGCGATTTGAGCGGCTCCCGCGGCGGCGACGAGTGCGCCCGTTATGAACCCCAGGATCCCGCCTTGTCCGATTGCTTTCGTAATCCCCAGGGCGGTATTAATTATCGCCTGGACGATCGCGAGAGACTTTTGTTTTTTTGCATATTTTTTCTCGATAGCCGCTTTTTTCTCCTCATTTGCTCCCGCGGCGGCGACCTCCTTATTCTTTGACGCCTCATACATTTGAGAGATTATATCAGTCATTTGTAACGCCGCCTCCATGTATGAGGTCGCGGCGTCCAGTTTTTTCTGACGAGCCTCCTCCGCGAGTTTAATCTCCTCCGCGGTTAATTCCCGATTTCGTTTCGCGATCTCCTCCATAACCCGGAGTCGTTCGCCGCGATATTCCTCCTCGAATATCTCTCCTTTTTGATAACGATCCGCGAGTAACAATAACTCCCCCTCCAGGGTCTCGGAGAGTTTTTTCTCCCGATATGCGGCGATCGAGTCCGCGATCCGCTTCTCCTCCGCGAGTTTTACTTTCCCCGCCTCCTCCTCCGCTTTCTTTTGTTCGTCGAGTGCGCGTTTTTCCTCCGCGGCTTGTTCCCGGATTGCCCTCTCTATATCGTTTTTAATTTTTTTCTCCGCCCTGGCTTTCTCCTCCTCGAGTTTCATAACCTCCGCCTCCAGGGTTTTCTCCTCTTTGAGATCCTCCAGGGAGACCTCGGTTATTGCGTTCTCCGCCCGTTTGATTGCGAGGAGTTCTTTCGCGTCCCCGATCTCTCCCGCGTAATATTCCGCGTTTAATGCGAGAGCGTTCGTCGCCGCCTCCTGGCGTTCCGCTATTGTGAGGGCGGCGTCCGCCGCGATCTCCCGTTGAATATTAATATCCCGGAGTAAACGAGCCTCGTTTGTTATATCCTCGATCTCCGAGAGTTCAAATTTATGCCGGCGTACATTAAGAGCCTGGATCGCCTCGACCTCCGCTTTTACCTCCTTTAATTTCTCCGCCGCTTTCGCCGCCGCCTCGTCGAAATTCATTCCCGTTGCGACCTGGAACGCGGCTTTACCCATATCGACGAGACCCGTTTTCATTGCGTCGAAATATTTTTTACTCTCCTCTCGCTTCTCCTCGTTAAATATTCCCGCGATCGCGAGTCCGACCCCTTTCGCACCGTTCGCGATAATCTGCCATCCTTTGACGAAAACCTGGACGAGACCCTCGAACCGATTAGCGAGGTTTGTTTTAATTGACTCCCAAAGATCCGCGATCGCTTGTTTCGGATTTTCAAACATTGAGACCAGGAACCGCCCGACCTGGACGAGTATATCTTTAAACACTTCAAAAACTCCCTTTAAAAATCCCATAACCGACGCGAGTTTTCCCGCGCCGTCGACCGACCCTTTGAAATATGAAATTATCCCCGCGAGAGCGAGTCCGACCGCGACAAATATCGCTCCGATACCGGACGAGATAACCGCTTTCGTTAATCCGTTCATTCCCGCGGTTAATCCTTTGACTGATTTTAACGCGCCTCCAACCGCTCCGGTCATTGCTGAAAACCCTCCTCCGATCCGGGAGAGTCCCGCGGAAACCGCTCCTCCGAGATCCGAGAACGCTCCTTTAATTTGGTTCGTCGCGTCCTTTGTATCCTTTCGGAAATTTTTAATATTTGCTTTCGCGCGTTCGAGACCTTGTTGTAATTCCGCCGTATTCGCTCGGAGACGGAGGGAGAGGTCGGTTAAAATTGCGGTCGACATAATCAGAATTTTATATTAAAGACGATCCGAAAAACGATCAAAATATCGTATATATCTCATATATATATCATATATCATAAATCCCGTTTTTGCCCGTTTTTATGCGATTTAAGACACTTTCGCCCCTCCCTGGTATTATACCACCATCCGGGGGGAGATCGTGTTTTTAATTGTGTATCAATAAGTTACAACGGTCAAATATATAATTATTTATATATATTGATTTCTTAGTTTTGAACGGTTTTTTTATGGATCTCTGCCAGGCGTTTATCGAGTTCGATCCACTCGTCCTCCGTCGGAATATATACCTCCTCTCCGTCGGGGACTGGTTCGTCGTGTTTAAACTTCATAAGATTGCGGGGATCGCGGATCCTCTTAAACGGAGGCAAGTATATATTATAAATATACATTGTTTGCAATCTCATAACGTCGAGATCAAAATTCCGGTTTCGATCCCGTTCGTCTGCATAACCTTTGAGCGCGAAAAAGATTTCCCGGGGAGTGCAAAAATCGAACTCCTGGGGTGTATATCCCAGGAGTCCCGCGGCGAAACCCTGGATCTCGTCCAGGGTCGAATTAATTATTTTTTCCCTTGTTTTCTTGACGTTTTTCCGGTTTCCGTCCCCTTTGTCAGACTCGGGATTGTCGGGGACTGGAGGAAAAAATCGGGGATCCTGGCGACGAATTCCATTAATACGGCGTCGAGGATTAACTCCGCGTCCTCGCGTTTAAATGGGTTCTCTTTGCCCTCTTGTTTATATCCCGCCTCGAGAGCGTACCAGAACAGAACCTCCAGGGTCTCCAGGTCGTCGGACTCGAGTTCTGTAAACTCTTTGCCCGTATCCATTTTATAACGTTTAAGGGCATAATACCCGACGGAGACGGGGATCTCGGTTTCTTTGTATTTGAATTTAATAACCATATAATTAATTTTTAGGGTGTGGTTCCGGTTGCGAGGGATCCGTTCGACTCGAACGTTCCCGAAAATGTAACCTTGTCTCCGACAGTTATCGCGGCGGAGAGGGAGGTTAAAAACCCGTCTCCATAATAATAGGTCGTCGCGGATCCGGTCGGTTTTATTGTGACCTTTACGGCGGTATTGTTATGAAATAACTCGTTTAATAAACTTTGATATCCGGTATCGATCCTCTCCCACCAGGTCGGGGAGGACGTCGGGTTATGGTTCAGGTTTGCCGCCTGGAGGGATTTATATTTCCGTGTTTCATTTGCGACGGTTGTATATTCGACGATTTCTCCCGAGGGATAAGTCGTCCCGGAACTCCAGACCCCGACCTCGATCCAGTGAACGCCGCCGTCAGTCGTCGGGTTGTGTCCCTGGGTTGTCGATTGTGCCTCGTACGCTTTCCCCGCCATTATAACGAACGCTCCCGCGGAATAACTGGTCGCCGCTTTCCAAAGGTGCGAATTAATTGTATTCCCGCGCGTGACCATTCCGTTAAACGAGACGGAAAACTCTCTCGTATCGACGAGTTTATTTTTCCAGGAGTCCCCGAGTTTCGTTATATCGACGGTCTCTTTATTGATTTCCAGGGAGAAATCGGTCGCGTAACCGATAACCTCTCCCCCGTAAATGATCGCGAATTCTTTTGATAAAATCGGTACGATTGCCATTTCGCCAGTCGTTTTAAAGGGTTAATATTAAAGGGATCCAGGAGATCCTCTCTCCTGGATCCAGGGATTTATCGACTAACTCTCGACGAGTGCTCCCGTCCCCTCCAGGGTTCCCGAATATGTAACCTTATCTCCGACGGCGATAGAGGTCGATAACGACGTCAGGAACGCGGATCCCGTGAGGGTTATCGTTCCCGATCCGTCCGTATCTTCAATAACGACCGTTACCGCGGTGTCGTTTGTAAGGATCCCCGCGAGGAGTTCATCAAAAACGGTATACGTCGCATCCGCTCCGCGGGTTACCAGGGCGTTAAACGAGATCGACCATTCCTTAAGATCGACGAGTTTTTCTTTCCATCCCGCGGACATTAGAGTCGTTATATCGACCGCCTCTTTATTAATCTCCAGGGAGAAATCGGTACATCTCGCGATAACTTTTGCATTATACGAGAGTGTCATACTTTTGCCTAAAATCGGGGTTGTTGACATTTTTAAACGAGTTTTAAATTATTGTTGATATGTTACCTTATACTCCAAAATTTTATAATATCTCTCTTTCTCCTGGTCGACTCCGTTTTGATCGTTGTCGAATACGATATCGCGGATATTCGCGTCGTCGTATGGATCCAAAACCGCCCGAACCAGGGGGGCGATTTCCTCGGTTATTTCCGTCGTCGGGGCGACGATTGCGACGTATAGGATATAATCCTCGAGTACATTGTACGCCTGGAGGGTGTGAGTCCCCGTCTCTTTTTTATAATTAAAGACGATCGCGGATTTACTAATATCGAGATTGTCGGGGAGATTATAAGAATAAATCCGACGGTCGAGATATTTGTTTAACGCGTCATTCCCCTGGAGGATCGTATTTATAACACTTGCAAAACTCATTTTTTGACCTGGTATTTTTTTAATTGTTTCGCGATCGCGTCGACGATAAAGATCCCGTAATCCTTTGTTACCGCCTGGAGGACGTCGTTTATTTTTGAGTTAATTGTCGAAACGACTCCCGTCTCCCTGGGAGCGATCGCGCCGCGACTGACTCCCTGGTCGGATCCCGATCTCCCGACGCGATTATATCTTTTTGTTAACGTTCTCTTTTTTCCTTTGCCCGTCGTGTACCGATCCGCGGTTCCGAACTGGAGGAACCGGAGCCAGAACGCATCAGTCGAGACCCCGATAAATACTCCGTTTTGAGTCCCTCGAGCGCGGACGACTTTAATCCCTCTCCTGGTTCGGGAGGAGTACGGGATCGCGGACATTATATCCCCCTTTAAAATTCTCGTAACGATATCCCGGTTCGCGTCGTATAATACGCGACTCGTTACCTTTGCGGGGAGTGTTTCCAGGGCGTTTAAAACCTCGTCGATTCCCTCGATATCATATTTCGCGGCGTCGCTCATTCGGTTGTAAACATTATCGTTTTAAGTCGGAGACCCTCTTTTCGTCCCATTGTCTCGATATGGGTAATCTTGTAATATTGTTTTTCATAATAAACCCGACATTTATAATTTATCCTCTCGTCGTAACGTACTGTAAAGATCGCGTCCGAGACGATATTCTCCCCGTGTGAGTCCTGCGCGGATCTCCCTCCGACGAACTGGACTCCCGACCAGGTCTCATAAAGTAAATTATAAACCTCGATCGGAGTCCCGAGATCGTTTTTCCCTGGGGTTCCGACTTCAATTCTGATATATCGATCGAGTAATAAAAACATAACTCGGATTAATTTTCTCGTTCATTTTCGACGTGACTCGCTTTAAACGGTGCGAGGAGAGTTTCAAAAACTCCCGAGTTTTTGTTTGAAACAAAAACATAACTCGAACGGTCGACGTCGTACAGATCCCGGATTTTGAGGAGGATCGCTTGTTTGATTTGATACGGACAAGTATTCGCGGCGAAACCAGTCTCGAACGTTACGGTTAATATTGACGTATCGACGTCCGAGTCGAGTTCCACTTTGAACGCGTCGCGGTAAACATAGGTTATAAAATTCGAGAGCGGGGTTCCCGACTCCTGGATCGCGATCGAGGTTATCGATATGAGGTTCCCCTCATTAACCCGGATCGTATCTCCCGCGAAATCGTAACGGGTTAAAACGTTCGTCGTTTTGGAGATATCCTTTTGTATCTCGTTCTCCGCAATCTCCGACGCCGCCTTTATAAGACTGGTTATATATGCGTCGTCGCGGACAAAACTCTCCTCGAGTTGACATTGTCTTTTTGCCTCGGAGAGTGTGACGTGAAAAACTGTTTTAACCTTGCTTATCATATTGTAAGTATTAAAAAAATGGAGGAGGGGAGGTCGGGATCCAGGGGATCCTCTCCAGGGATCCCTCTCTCCATTTAGTTTATTATCCTCGTGACGCTATACGATAACGTTACGTTTTGAATTGACGGCGTACGGATTACAATCGACCGCCCCCAGGCGGGAGAAAGTAATTTTTATATACCCGTTATCCGACGCGGAGAACGGGTCGACCAGGAGTTGAACGCCTCCCCATAATCCGACGTATGTTTTCGCGAAATCGCCATAAATAACGTCGTATTTTGTTGTATCGTGTATCGGGAGGAAACCAGTCCCGAACGTCGGGATCCCTGCGATTAAACCCTGGTTCCGTCCTTTGAGAAAATCGATTATAAACGCGGCGGTATTCGAGGCTTTCTCGGTTGCTGCCAGTTTATAAAATATCGGTTTACTCATTACGAAACCCTCGGAGAGAAAATCTCCGGTCTCGAGTCCTGACATACAAGCCAGGGTTAGCGCCCAGGTTAACGCGGCTCCGGTGTCGGAGGTTGCACATCCCGAAATTACGGTCGTGGCGACGGCGTCGAGGAGGAGTTGTTTTCCGATTGCGCGGTCGACGGCTCCGATCCAGTCTGCCATCAGTCCAGGCATAACCGCCATTTCAGCGAGATACTCCTGGGTGTATTTCTGCCATCCCTGGAACCTGGCGGCGGTTAACGTTCCCTTTGTTTTTGTCGGGACGGATTGAGACGCGGCGGACTCCTCCGATACCAGGGCGGCGGCGTTCCCCTGGGAGAACGGGAGATCAATTTTTCCGTTTATGAGACCCTCGTAAACGGTGCATCCGATCTCGCGATATAGAGGCGGAGCGACGACGAGACCTTTCGAGAAGTCGTCGACATAGGTCGGGATATGACCCGAGGAGGCTCCGGTCGTTTTCGTTTCCTCGTTTGTCCTCTTATATGATCCCTGGAGGATCATTCTCGGGATATAAAGGTTCCCGACCCTCCCGGAGATATTCTTAACCTCTTTGACGCCCTCGTCGTGCATCTCGCGTTCGAGTCCGTCCAGGGTTCCGCCGTTTGCGATTATCATAATCGCGCGGGAGAGGTTGAATTTTTTAGCGGCATCGCGTTGCTCCTTATCCAGGGGCGCGTTATCCGCTATCGACTGATTGAGTTTCGCCTGGCGTTCCAGGATCTCAATCTCCCCCGTCAGTTCTTTGACCCTGGTGTCGTGTGACGTCCATTCCTGGGTCTCCGCGTCGGTACGTTTGCGGTTTTCGTCGGTCGCTTTTTTTAATATAGCGTCCATTTTACCGATCAGATCGGTACGTTCCGAAAGTAGATCATTAAGTTTTTTCATAATTGAATTTAAGTTTTTTTGGTTTTGTTTATAAAGACGATCCGGTCTCCGATTTGATTTTGTGGAGATCGACGATCATTTTATCGAGATCGTTCTCCGCCTCGATTTCCCTCTCCGCCTCCTCTCCTGGATTGTCGTTTGAACTTTCGTCGGGATCGGGTTTTCCTGGATCTCCGGTTTTCCCTGGATCCTGGTTCTCCGTCCCGTCGGGTTCTCCCCGCTCCTGGATATCGAGTTCCTTATACATTCGAGACGCCGTTTCGACGTCGATAATCGTTTGTTCGTACGCGCCGCGGAGAGTGCAGATTGTAACATCGTAAAGGGCGGCGACCTGGGAAATAATATGTATCATATTCCCGTCCCCGTCCCTCTCCCAGGTCTCCCCGTCGGAGTTAACCGAAAACATAAACGAACAATCGGTATAATCCCCCCTCGAGATCATTTCGAGGGTATCTCTCCCGAGGCTCGTATTCGGAACCAGGGCGCGGAATTTTAATCCGATCTCGTCCGACTCGAGTTTAACGTTTCCCGAGATCGTTCTCCCGAGGTTTGTTTTGTGTTCGTGATCGATACATAAAACAACGTCCAGGGCGGGATCCGCCAGGACTCGATCAAAGGATCCAGGGAGGAGGATCTCAAAAAATACCTTTCCATTCTCCAGGATTAACCGGGAGCGGGAATTATAAACGGCGGCGTATCCGACGAAATAATTTATCCCGTCGATTGTTTCGGTACGGATCGAGGATTTATTCTCGGATAATATTGTTAATCTCCTTTGATCTTTCATTTTGCGGGTTCTTTTGGAGTTTTGTTCATACTGTTATATTTCTCGACGGACATCATATTCGTCTGAATATAATGGTTATCTCCGCCCTCGTAAGTCTCGAGACCCTCCAGGAGCGCGATTTTATTCGGTGTTAACGCTCCGATATTTGCGAGGATCCGGTATCCCTCGAGGCGATCTTTGTGATCCGTTTCGACGAGTGCCATTAAATTAAACTCGATCGAACGATCCTCTCTCTCCGCCGTTGTGAGTAATTTATACTCGAGTTCCTGGCGGTACATTCTCGCGATCGAGGAGATCGTATTCACTTTATACGAAATTTGAGTTTGCTCG